CCATACACACCCAGACCGACCCCACTGAATCCAGAAGAAAGTTGGTACGCGGTGGGCCACGCGTGTGGCTGCAGGGGTTCGGAAAAGCAGAGCAGGTTGTTGACGAAGCCAACCAACGCACCCGAAGGATGCACGCACAACCCCGCCAAATCTACCGGCGGAGGTATCCATCCCGTAGAAACCAAATCATCCCCGGCGATGAGCACGTCGGTAAGTGTGTCGTCGTAGGTAGTGGTGGCAACTGCAATGCCGGTGGCGTTGACGAGTTGGAATGCCCCCGTGGACCCGGACGTACGATATAGGTTCTTCGTCATACCCGTAGTATTCCACGCAGTCTTGCGGGACCACGCCGTGGCCGTGTTGTAATCCCCAGTAACCGTGAACGTAGTAGCTGAAGGAACCGTAGCAACGGTATGTAGTAGAGTAGTTACGATCCCTGCGCCAGCCGTGAAGTATATTTCATCCCCCACGCGCAACCAGTGTTTCGCTGAAGCGGCGGTGGTGAAGGTGGTTACCGAGGTGTACGCGGCGGTACCAGTGCCGGAATTAGCCGGGGCGGTGTCCATAACCGAGATAGCCCACGTATCATCTACCTTTCCTGTCTGAACCAGCGAGATCGGGGATGGGGCAGACTCTTCTCCCAGTGCGGTCATGAACGTGTAGCAGTAATATCGCGTCACTGCGGCACCAGAACCGCCGGAGGGGGAGACCGTGGGTAGTGTCTGCGGAGTCGGCACACCGAGCGTGAATTCGTTCGCCAGCAGCGGGTAGTTGTTTGCACCGCCGCCCGTTGCCCCGCTGTACACCGCCATCTTGGGAGGGCCATCGCCGGTCCAGCAGAACCGGGACTCTACGTCCGTAGCCAACGGGACGCGTACGCAGTCCACATCTATGGGCCACGAAAACCACGCCGCTGAGGTAAGTCCATCCCGCGCCCGGAATATCGCCAGTGGCGGCATTGTCTTCGGCGAAGCGGGGGTACTCGTCAACCCTATGTTGCGCAGGGGACGAATCTCACCAGACTGCAACTTCACATTCGCCGCAATCTGCGCGCCTGTGTCCGGCAGAAGACGAACTCCTGTCCGGGGGGTCATACCACCGAAGGGGCCGAGTCTGATCATTAGTTATTCCTTCACTTCTTTCGCGTGCCTTGCTGCCGCTTCCATTTCTTGTATTTCTTCAGGGGTCAGTGCTCGCTGCTGCTCTTGTGTCATGTAATCCTCCGTTCGATTTCAAGTTTTGCCCGCTCAATGGTAATGCCCAAGTCATACCGCGGCAGCGCAAGCCGGAATGCCGCCAGATCGAGCGACAAATACCCACCCTTGCCATTCGGATATTTCATCTGCTCTGCGTAGGCCCTTGCTTCTGCCCATAGCCGGTAAGGTTTGTGGAACTTGTACAGCAACGGATGCAGGCCGAGGGTACAGAACCATTGCAGCACATGGGTTTTTTCGTGCTGGTACAAGCCTTCATTGCCTTCCCATCCTTTGTGGATAAGAATTACCGGCCCTTTCGCCCGCCCATTTACGCCTGTCGGCAGGTTGTCGGTGGTGAAGGTTAGGGGGTATGTCATGTTAGTTCAGCGTGTAGGAAATCGAGCCACCAAGCAGCGTTTTACCACCAGAATCAGTAAAAGCATCTCCGTTCGCAGTGGAAAATACTGCAATTTCCCCGCCAGTTGTTATTGCGATGAGGCCGATTCCGTAAGTCCCTGCATTTGACACAGAGCAAGGCACATACCCCTTTAGGGTTGCGGGGATAATAGCTGCTGGCATTCCTGTAAGCGTGAAAGTTGTTGCGTTCGACGTTCCACCGATAATAGGCAGATCGAGTGTCACAAGATCGCCAACTTTTCTGTAATAGACAGTACCTGTGAGGGAAGTGGTTAGTCCGGTAGCTGTAGCGGTGAATGATTGTGCCGTTCCAAGAGAGGCAATGCCCCCTGTAAGCGTACTCGCGCCTGTAACACCTAGCGTAGTAGAGAACGTCCCTGACGTCCCAACAACCGCAGCACTTGGCCGAGAAACCAACTGAAATTGCGTTCCGTCGTACATCACAGCCACGGCGGAACCAGAAGTGATTTCGCCGGAGGCAAGCTCGGTCGCTCCAGCTTTGTAGATGCTCTTGGCCCCTAGCCCATTCACGTTCAGCGTTGCCGCCCCGGTGTTCGTGCCAGAAGCGATCCACCGGAACATCTGATTGGTGGCATATGCGGTGATGCCCGGCGCAGCGGTACCGGCGATAGTGTCCGTGCCGGTGACCGAAGTCAGTTGCTCGTTCGCTGTAGCGAATTGACGGAGCAGGATGGCGGGGAGACGCTGCTCGACCGCATCACCAATGGACCACGTCGTCGCTGTGGTGCCGTCCTCCCCGCGAGTCACCGTCATGGCATCTGCACCGCTTGCCCGCGCCGTTATCTTGATGATCTCCCGCGTCCCGGCGCTGTTCTCCAGCGTGACGTATGCTACATCAGGTGAGGCAACGACAGGGAACCGATCACCATGTCCGGTCTGCACTGTGACCGTTGTCTGCCCTGCGGTAGTAATCGCCGCGGCGAGGGTACTATATGCGTTATTGTTTACGAGTACGGCCATGGTCTACCCCTTAATCTTAGAAACAAACGCCGCCAAATGCGAAGCAGCGCGACCGGAATCAGCGTGCTCGTCGTCCGTGCTCTCCGCCCGATAGACCACATAATCCACCAGCGCAGGCTCGTACGCGGCAGGAATTTCGGTGATGGAATCGCTGATGGCAAGGGTCGTGGGAATGCGCACAATTTCCACATCCAGCGACTGCGCCGTAGCAGGGGCTTTGGGGTAGATAAAAAACTCTAGAGGACTGGTACCAATCGAAGCCCACTGCTTTGCATCTCCAGCTGTGTCCGTCCTCCAGCCGGGATTGAATTGGTCCATCGTGGCAACATCGAACGGGGTCAACGCCGCCCCTCCTGTTATACACAGCACATTCAACAACGCTTGCGCAGAAGCAAACGTAATGCTCTGCGCCACAGTCCCAGCGACACAAGCTACTGCCAGGGTGTCCGAAAACAACTTCGGGTTGAGCGAAGAAATTTCTTTCATGCCGTCATTGACGTAGCCTAGCAAGGTAGTGTTGCTGTAGCGGTATAACGTCGCATCTGCGTCGTTGATGATATTGCGCGCAGTGGTGATAATACTTTGCGGAGTCATGCGAAGGGCCTCATCTCGACGGACATCGGCACGGTGCCATATCCCTGATTACGCCGGATAATCACGGCGGAGGACTGCGTCTCGAACTGGCGGAACGAAAACTTCGCTGCGTCCGGGTTGCTCCAGGGCTTGTCGACCTGGTTCTGTAGCAGGTACTTGGCATACGCCGTCACCCCCTCGACGTGCCAGTCGAACAGCCGGCTGTCCACCGTGGTGGCGTCGTCCAGCGGCATCAGGGCGACCTTGAGCGTCAGCGTCTCGATGCTGTCCGGGGTCGGGCGCAGGCGCAGGGAGAGCGGGTTGGTTTCGAGGACGCAGAACTCGATGGCATCGCCGGAGGAGGCGTCATGCGCGTCGATGTATTCCTGCGTGCGCTGCGGGAGCGACTCCGTCGCGGAGCGTTTCAGGCTCACTACGGAGACGAGTTCGGTCCCGGTAGCCAAGGCGGGAGCGTAGTCCTGCGTCGAGGCAACGGTGGGGAGCGAAACGTCCGACGTGATGGAGCGGGTGGCCTTGCTGAACTCGCGGCACGCGCGCCGGATAGCGTCATCCATGACGGGGTTGGGCACGCCAGGGCACGCGATGGACACCCACGGGTAGAATGCGCTCAGGGCTGCCATGGCTATTTCCTCTTACCCTTCGGCACGTGTAGGGTTTCCCGCTTTTGCTCGGGCTCGGGCAGAGCCACGCGCCGGCCGAAGTCGGTGACGACCCAGTCACCCTCATCGTTCTTCAGCGCGGCGGGCCAGTCGTAGCGCCCCTTGCGCACGAGCAGCTTGTCACCGACCAGTCGGCCGGTGGGGAACATCACTTCGAGATTCACGCTGCAACCCTCCACTTACGTTCACCCAGCAAATAAAAC